TTTTCAACGAATTTTAATAGGTATTAGAAATGATTGAAGTTATTTTGCAAACAACAGATGTTTTATTAACTGCATGGTTAAACTTATTTGAAGTTTATAGTACCGTGACAGTATTATTGTGGTCAATAATATTAATAATAACATTAGTGTTAAGTTATCAAATTACAAAAACAATAGTATTATTTTTGGTTACACCGTTTACCCAAAAATGTTTCGTCATTATTGGTTATTGCTATACCTCAATAATAACTAATGGTTTAAATGCTATAAAAATGAGATGTTATAGTTATCTTTGGTTTAAATTGAGTTCGGTTAAGAAACAAGATTATCGTGGAGTTTTCAAAGCGATAAATTTTAGTATCCAACCGCATTCAAATCACACCCACCCTATGGCTAGGGCTGAAAGAGAAGCTGCTCATCGATTTATAGACATTTTGGCTCAACGTATAGGACGCACGTCTTACAACCATAGTATGAATTTATGTGCTCAAAACGCAGTTTCAGCTGGAACTCGTATGTACCATCATGCTAAGGATTTCAGTATGGATTATCAAATTGATAAATTTGAGGATTCTAATTTATTCAAGATGATCGATGTTGATTATTATGTAGACATGCCATCCATAATGGACGGACGTTACATTTGTTTTTATAGTTTTGAACCTAAGAAAGTTTGTGGACAAACACATGATGGAGTATATTATGTTTTACCAGATGGTCGAGTGGAAACTCATATCAATGGTGGAGCTAAATATACCCATGATTTGTGGGATTATGAACATGATCATATAGTGGTGGATCATTGGTGGGGCGCTTCATTATATTTAATAGAGAAACGCCAAATCAGTGAAGACAGGGTGATAGTGTTCATGAACCCGATCCGCAATGTTTACTCCTGGTTCGCTTGGTTGATACCTGGTGATCGTTTAGGTAAGCGATCGTTGATCAAGGATAACTTAGCTTATAGCGCATATTTCAAGAAAGAACAAAACCAGATCACCAAATGGTTTTCTTTTGCGAGATATTTCGATACAGATTGTGTGAATATACCATCATCAGTATTAACAGCAGCAAGTATTCGCTTTAAATCATCTAAAGATCCAGCAATTTCAGACTTAGAAAGAATTTTTAAGTCTTATGGGGTTGCGGATGTCGTGTTACAATCTTGTTTATTTCACTGGATAAGCAAGAATAGTGATTTAATTGATTATGTTAAACCGATCAGTGTCACTGACTTGAAAGGATACCAAACTTTGTACCCGTTAGTTACAGAAGATCCTAAACAAGCCATGAGACAGGTAGGTTTTCCAATGAGTGAAGAAGGTGTCTCACCTGGTAGATCATATAACAATGATTGTGCTACGGTAGGATATCGAATTGAAGACCAACGTAATGTAGCTGTAATACCAAATGATTATATAACGTATCGAACGGAATTTATGGATTGTGTATTGAGTACACATGTGGATGGTAAAATAAAAAGAATAGATAGAAAGAATTTCGGTAAAGGAGTACCTTATGAGTTTGCTTTTATGTTAGAGAAAATGAAACGTTCAACCCAACGTAGCTTAATAGAAAGATGTCGTAATTTTATGTTTGATGTAACTTGGAAAGTTGCTTCATTTATGAAAGCGGAAGCTTATTGTAAATTTGCATCACCACGTAATATTTCGACATTACCTATGAGCCATAATTTACGTATGGGCCAATTCGTACACGCATTTTGTAATAACGTATTAGCACACACACATTGGTATGCTTTTAAGATACACCCTAAAGTGTTAGCTGAAAATATTATGGTCAAATGTCAACCGAAATTGCCCATAATTGCCGAAGATTTTTCTAGGATGGATGCCACGCACAATGAGTACACAATACAAGCTTCAGATTTCTTATTGCGAGCTTATTTTGGAGATGTAACAGACTTAAGGGATTTACAACGAAATGATAAATTGCGAGTAGTTAATACATTGGAAAATGAATTAATGCAAATGCAATTGTTGGAGAATTTTACGAAAGGCTATACCAAATTTGGTGTAGAGTATGTGATAAATTATATAAATAAT